CGTGGGCGATCCACTTGGTTTGTTTAGCGCCTTTTCCTCCGCCCATCGGGACTGATAGAGCTGGGAACCCCAGTTCGCCACAGGCAATGGCATCCCACTCACCCTCTGTGATCCATATCTTTCTGGCGGTATCAGGAACTGCCTGCCAACCAAACAAGATTGGCTTCAGGTCTTTCTGGGTAGATGGGTTGCCGTCATGGTTGATCGGCTTAGTCTTAAGGAATGTCTCCTTGCCTTGCGTATCGAAGAACGGGAACACGACATCCTGCCCACCCCTAGCATCGGTCTCATATATCTTGTACCGGAAGCACACCTCCCCTACGTCTTTGAACCCTCGCTTCTCCATGTATTCATGCAGATGTTGGTGTTCGTTCTTAGGGGGTGGAGTAGGTTGGGTGTAGTTTCTTTTTTCCGCCGGAGCAACTTTTTTGGCGGGGGTGTTGTCTCGAATACCGTAGCGCTTCTTCGCCCAGTCCATAGCGTCAACCAAGGACATACCTTGCGAGTACATGATGAGATCCAGAAGGTCTCCACCCTCGCCTGTACTAAAATCCATCCACTTGCCGCACTGGTCGCCGTTGAGATAGACAGACATACTCCTGCCCTTCTCTCCCTGTATCGACCCAATCTTGTAGCAACCAGACTCAACCCGACCGTCGGGATACAGTTCGTTGCAAATGCCTGCGGCGTGAGGTGCTAGGTGCTGAGCCAGCTCTTTGATGTCCATCATTTGACGGCTCCCAACAGATCATTCTTTCTGTCGTGACCCTTGAAGCACTTCAATGCCGCCCAGTCAGGGTTGCCGATTCTTTCCCAGCCTCGGCTTATTGCGTAGTCCACAACACCCGAGATATCGAACCCTTGGCGCTTCATTACTTTGAAGTCTTCAGTCTGAGCCGTAATCATTTTCGCAGCAGGCTTTCTGCCCTTACGCTTTTCTAATTTGTACTCCCACCACTTGGACCAAGGCTTATTAGCAATACCTTCAGGTGAACCGTTGAGGATTGAAGAACGCCAGCATATTTGTTCTTTCTTATCTTCGTTAGTAGAGATGTTTGTTCTTTGGGTCTGATTAGCTTGATCTGGGTTAGCTTGATCTGGGTTAGCTTGATCTGGGTTTCGATGATCTAGTGGAAACACATCCTTAACATCAGTTACCAGCCAGTCCCACCGAACAACTTGACCACTTTCGTTGCGGATCATTTGCCTACGGATATAACCTGCGGTTTCAAGCTCATCAGTAATGCGAGACATCTTGACGTTACCCACGCCAAAGACAGTGCAGAGTTGGTTGTTTGTTATTTGCCAGTCATCGACATGGCTGAGGAGATACACCAGAACCCCAAGACTTTCGGGAGAAATGCCGTCGGCTCTAAACTCGCTAGCGCTAATGCCGCCACGAAGAAGTAGGTTTGGTATGCGTGTGTAATGGTCTTGCTTTAAATTTGCAGGACGAAAGATCATTGAATTGACAGCTCCATGTAGTTTTATTTTGTTCGAGCAGCGATAATAATCTGAAGGTTATCATTTAGCAAACAAAACTTGACCACACCCTTGTTATTTCATTTTTTATGTGGACAATCGAATTCGAGGAAAAAACACGGAGGTATAAGTGGACAATAAAAAAGAATTGCGAGGAGAGATCTTCAACGCAGCACTAGACGCCGCCGGAGTTCCGGTCTGGGGTCGAGGAGCCAGCATCGTAAAAGACACTGGTTGCAGCCCTGCATCCGCTCAAGCTTGGATACGTGGAAGTCTTCCAAGCGATGGTGAGCGCATAATACAGCTTTGCGATCTTTACAATATTGACTTATATCTATGGGTTGATCTGAAATCCAGAACACAACCTGATAATACCGAAGTACTGCTAGAGGCTATTGTTTACGTTAAAGATTTTGAAGCGCAAGCCAGCTTCTCTTTGACTCCATCACAATTTGCACACATGTGCGCTGCATATCTAGATGAGAATAAGCGCGCCAACATAGATGAAATAATTTCCATCTTAAAACTACAATGAAAATTCAATAACGTTCGCCCATTTGAAGGATCAAAAGTGAGCAGTGAAGCAAAAACTATTTCGTGTAAAGAGCTAAAAAAATCAATCCGAGACAATCCAAAGCTGTCCAACTTATTTGGAGTAGAGTGGAGTTCAACATACTTAGAGTATATTGAAAAATTAAATCAATGTTCTGATACAGATAAATAATCTGATAGTGTTGAAATAAATTTGAATGGCGTGTAATATGTCTCCTGAACTAACGGAGAAATTACATGGATATGCTTACTCGCGCCCACATCTGGGCGACACTATCTGATATAGACGTAGCACCATTCTGCACCGAGACCGAGGTTGTTGGGGATCAAGTCCTGACTTATCTGCCTTGGATGAAAGCTCACGAAATCATGATGAACACATTCCCTGAATATAACTGGGAATTTACCGAAGACCCTACTGGTCGCGAATGCCACTATTTTGATGATGGCTCTGCCGAAGTACGTTGCCGAATGACTATCGGTGGGCAGACCAACATCACTTATCTACCTGTTCACAGGTCAGGCAAGGCTATCAACTCCCCTTCAGCAACTGATATCAATACTGCTAAACAGCGGTGTCGGGTTAAGGCTATGGGCGAGTTTGGTCTTGGCTACACCATGTGGCTTTCGTCTCAAATTAAAGAGATTGAAGAGGCTAGTGTTCCTGAAACTGAACAAAGTATATCTTTAGAAACAGATGAAGCAGCAGAGGCTATCAAGGTCAAAGAAGTCTGGAAGCTCTGCAAGTTTGATGAAGCTAAGACGCTGTCCGAAGCCACGAAGAAATACGACAAGCTTAAGGTCCAACTAGCCAACCGTGGTCTAACGGATGACGGCGTCTACTGGGCTAGGTTATGTGAGCAGCGTGGATGGAGGGCTAGCAAATGAGCCTAGCTATTCAAGGGTCACCAGAGTGGCACCGTATGCGCGCTGGCAAGATCAAAGCATCTGTATGTGCCGCGCTAGAAGGTAAGCATCCGTACATGAAGCCTGCCGACTTGGTTCGCCAAGAGGTAAGAGCTTTATCTGGCGCTGAGTCTGAGTTCAAGATGGTTCCTGCTGTCGCGCACGGACAGTTTATGGAAGACCATGCCCGAATCTTCTTAGAGGATCTGCAAGGCTACACGGTCGAAGAGACTGGCTTAGTTGTTCACCGAGAGCATGACTTTATCGCGGCAAGTCCCGATGGTCTCATCGGAATCGATGGCTGTGTCGAAATTAAATGCCCTTTCCCGCAGTACACGAAGACCCCCTACTCTATCTTCTCACCCAAGCGAAGCATGTACCTGATGCAGGTTTACATGCAGATGGAAGTGCTGGATGTCGAGTGGTGTGACTTTATCTGTTACTTAGCTAAGAACGAAACAGCTGAGCCTCAGTACCTGCTTGAGCGAGTCCACCGTAAGGAAGACTTCTTAACCGAGCCACTGAGCCGCAAGTTTCTACCGCAGCCTGAGAAAGGATCTATTAGCCGCCTTGATCTGTACAGGTGCTGGTTCAACTGGATTCAGGAGCAGCATCGAGACGAAGTTACTCGCGCTGATCACGTTAAAACAATTGAGGTTGATGCACCCGAGGTCATCAAGACCGACGAGGAATTGAACCGACTGACTGCAATGCAGAACAGGATCGCAGACATTAAGTCACGCATTGGTGACGACCTAGAAACCTTGGATGTACTGGGTAAGACCAGTGACTCCCTGAAAAAAGATATCGCCGAACGGTACAAAGGTTCTGTCAGTAATGGCAAGACCACCGTGAAGGTGATTATGAAGACCCCACCCATTGACTACCGTCAAGCGTTTGAATTTTTAGGCGGTGAAGATGAGGTGTTAAACAAAGACGAGTCTCTTGATTCTTTCCGAAGAACCACAGGCACTATGCAAGTACAAATCCATCATGGAGAGCAGTTATGAACCAGACACCATCAGCATTTGAATCCCTAAAAGCAGGCAAGGGTCGCCTATACCCAATGCCTAAAGAAAAGCGCATTGAAGAATGGAACCGTCTCAAGCAGTACGACTGGGCTACTAAGGCTCACGTTCCGAAATTTGACGGCTTTATTAAAATCAATCGCGATTTAGTCGCCGCCTTGCAGGCTGCACTAGAAGCAAACGGAGGCAATGATTTCCGGTACAACATTAAAGTCTGTGAGCAGATGGGCGATGACGGAACAACCATCCAGCAGCTCAACGTGGACTACTGGATTCCTAAGCCTAACCCTAACGCCCAAGCTTCAGCACCAGCCTCCGCGCCTGCTGACGACTTCTTGGACGACGACCTACCTTTCTAAGGACATATCAATGCCTCTAAGAATATCCCGATCAGTTGGAACCGTTTTTTATGGCGGGGAAAACCTCGACCCAGAAGACCTAGAAGGTACTTTTGATCATCGAGTGTATGTTCGCGGGGTAGTTGACTTGGAAGGCAGGCACGAAACACACCTGAACGTGCATTCAAAGCGTTTGGGACATCAGGAGCATGTGCTTACAGCTGGGGGCAAGGGTCTCCAGCTTACTGATGCAGTGTTTGTCGAGATGACAGGTGTACAACCCTACTTTACCAAACCCGCTTTAAGGTGCCCTGAGTGTGGCAAGGCTGGAGAGCATGCCGAGAAATCGTACATGTTTCCCCAAGCTAAGCTGCTCATAGGTGGACCGAGAAGTTATCAAATAGTGCGCGATGACGCGAGGAAGAAACAATGAGTGAAGAACTAAAGATAGTTAGGATTTATGACAAACCTTACCTGATCGCTGACATCAGCGATGCTTGCAAGGAGATGCTGAACGCTTCTCAACAGACCAATCAAGCTATTGGAATGATGAGCACCTTAATTCAGGCGGCACAGCAGGGCGCTGACTTGAAGTTCAAAGAAGCTATAAAGCTTTTGCCTGAGGCTTATGAAGAAGAAGAAGGTGAAGCGGTAGAGCCTTCCGAGACTCACTAACTCCCCCTAGAAGGTCGTGGCATTCCTCCTCATGCTCATGATTCCACAGGCTTGGTCTACCTGCCCTTCGCAACAGACCTATTTTTAGGGATCTAAGCATGGTATTGTGCCAGTGCTGTAGGTCTCTTCACGGAGATTGAATATGAAGCTAACTTTTAAAGAAATAACTGAGCGTTATCTGGCACAGCCAAGCGCACACAATGACGAGAAACAGAGGACCACGGTTCTAGTAGCTAACAACCTTGTTAAGGTGTTTGGCTCTAAACCGATAAAGGTATTCGAAAAGATCGCTCTTATCGATAACTTTATAGAGAACCTGCGGAAACAACCATCCAAAAGGAGAATTGGTCAGAGAGTCAGCAACAGCTGGGTTAATAAGCACATCATAACTTTCCGGAGCATCCTTAATTACGCTCACTCCAAAGAGCATGTTAATCGAGTCCCTAAGTTGTCTGTGTACCCTGAGGCAAAGAGCAAACTCTTTCTGAAGCCTGAGCAGGTTCTGAGTCTGATTAATACCTTGGATGATTTGAGAGCGGACATGGTTAGGTTTGCAGTCTCGACTGGACTGCGATCTTCTAACGTAAGGCTCCTTAAGTGGGATCAAATAGAGCCAGACTTTTCTGCTCTAAATGTTTCTGGTGAGGATGCCAAGATGGGCGAAGACATTCTTATACCTCTGAACAGAGATGCTCAGAAAGTACTGGAACGTCGTAAGGCTCTGAATGACGCTCTCATTAAAAAGCACATGTATCTCAATAACGGGATAGATCATGTGTTTGTTCAGCAGGTAGGTGGTGGCAGCAAGGTAGGCAAGGTGTTGAGTGAGATCAATAACAAAACCTATAAGAAGGCGTGTCGTGAAGCTGGCTTACCAGCAGGGGTAACCTTCCACACAATGCGTCATACATTTGCTAGCTGGCACATTGAGAACGGAACAAGTGAGATGGTTTTGATGGAGCTTGGGGGTTGGAAAGATCGTGTTAGTTTGCAGCGATACGCCCACCTAAATCAGGCTCAGAGACAGGCTGCATCGTCTAACATCGAAGGTATTTTGTGACCGTCAAACATGAAGAAATAGTGAAGAAGCAATGGTTTTTTAAAAAACCCACAATATGAAGAAATAATGGAGAGAGACGGGTCGCGTAAGCGATTGATTTATATAAAAAATTGGTGCCGGAAAGAGGACTTGAACCTCCGACCAATTGCTTACGAAGCAACAGTGCTATGTTTTTATGTAATTAAATCAATAACTTAAGAGACCTACAGCTCGTCTTTTTCCAGAATCTCATAAAATTATGACATTGGTGACCAAGATGACGCAAGAAATTTTACCCATCCTAAGTAACAGAATGAGAACGCCTGACGGTGCGATACTTGAGTCTCGCTACCGGCATGACTATGTAACTCACCTAGACAACAACGGCAAAGAGTACATGCTGGATGGCGGTTTAGATTATGTGCGTAGTTCTGCTAACGGCGATGAATACCTGCTAACTATTTATACCGACTACCCGCACGAACTGATAAGGCTGCATGCCAAATGGGGCACTTATGGCAAGCAGAGTGACCAACCTTTGAGCTATGTAGCAATTGCTGACATGGAGACAGGGCACTTACAGGCTTGCCTAGACACTCAGAAGTCAACCATGCGTCCCGCCCTGTA